TTGCAATCTCCTATGGGACAAAGACGGGCGTTACCCACATACGACCGCCCTGGTGTTAACGCGCTTGCGGCTAGTAACGAAGCCCGATTGCGTTCGTTGATGGGTTTGCCAACTTTTACCAACCAACCTAGAGAAGCCACCAACGCTTTTGAAATTATGGATAGTTCAAGATGACACCAGAAGACCGCTCCCTGCTGATCTCCGACTTGCTTGTTGCGCTCAAGAGCAGCGACGCCTGCCTCAACCCAGAGGAGCAGCAGTGGGTAAAGAACGCCATCAAAGCGCAGAACGACATGGAGCGGCTGCGGAAGGCCATCATTGAGAAGACACTCGCCGGTCTGATCTGGGCAGCTATCCTTGGCCTGGGCTATCTAATCGTTGACTTCTTCCGAAACCACGGGCTAAAGATATGAGTTATCTCGACGAAATATCAGGTGGGGGTTACTACCTCAATGCGTTCAATAATCTGCTGAAAAGGCGGCAGATGGAAAATGCTGCACAGAACCAGATGGTGAGCAGCGGTGGGCAGATGCCGCAGATGATGGGCGGCGGTGGTGACGGGCGCAGTTCAAACCCTAGCTGGGACGCCTTGACCAATGCTGAAAAAGCCGCCTACTATTCTGCCAATCCCACGATGGCGGCAATCACGCAGGGCTTGCAGAAAGGGTTTGGCATGACCAGCTACGGGATGCTGCAAAACGCCCTAGCGCCTGACTTTGTGCGGGAGCAACAAGCAATTGCTCAAGGCTTTCCAGACGTAGAAGCCTATTCTGGGTCAAGAAACTTTGGCAAAGAAAGCAGCCTGCCAGCCGAGGGTGTTGTTAGCCCAGGGATGCCACAGTCTAAAGGGTTTTTTGAGTCTTTGTTAAGCAATATTCTCCCTAGTTCCTCAGTGTCTCTCAGTCCAGCGCCAGTTGAAGATCGAACGCCAACGCCTAATCCGTATGGCCCCGTAGGACTGTACGGTGACGCAGCAGCGGGTACAACAAGTAGCTACGGCGGCGGTGGTGACGCACCAGGGGCCAACGCTGATGGCTATGGCGGCGGTGACGCTGGCTTTGGCGGTGGTAGTCAAGCCTTTAACCAAGGCGGCATGGTCACACCCGAACGCTTGATGGGCCGCGCTCCTGCACCTGACGATGGCTACGGGGCGCTACAGGGCGGCGAGTACGTCATCACCAAAGCAGCAGTGGAGAGGTACGGCAAGGCAATGATGGACGCTATCAACAATGGCACTTTCCGCTAATCATGGAATTTTTCGAGGCACTGGCAAAGGGTTGGCCTATGCTGCTGGCGCTGATTACGCTGATTATTGTGTTGGCAAAGATGGATATCAAGATCGCTGTTTTAGAGGAAAAGGTCAAGAGTCTGTTTGAGATTTTTAACAGGAAAGACAAATGATTGACCTCACCAAAGCCATAGGAGCCATTGCAGCCAGCATTGCAGCCATTGGCGGCGGTTACACGCTTGCCGACAAGTTTGGTTGGTTTGACCGGGCAATTCTGGAGTGGTCTCCAGAGAATTTTAAAATTGTGGCAGATGCTGGAAAGCCCATCACTGTTACGGTTGCCAGAATCAAAAAGCGTGATGACTGCTCTGTTGAGAGTTTTACGCCAAGCATTAGGGATGCGGCAGGCATGGTGCATGAGGCGACTACAACGGCAAGCAAGTTCAGCGGCCCAGCAGGGCCACAGATTGACACGTTTACGTACCAATTGACAATGGTGCAAAAAGAAAAGATTGCACCCGGCACAGCCACATTGCTGGCAACCATTAAGTACAAATGCCCCGAGGGTGAGCGTGTTGTGCAGTACCCTCGCCATGCTAATTTAAGTTTTGACCTTAAAGGGTGACCATGATTCCAATTGTTGCATCCCTCCTTGGTACATTGGCCCAAAACGGTCTGGGCCTTTTGTCATCTGCGCTCCAAGCAAAAGGCAAAGAAGTTGTTGAAAACGCTTTGGGCGTGAAGATTTCTGACAACCCTAGTCCAGAAGAGGTCAGCAAACTGCGCCAGTTGCAATACGACCACGAAGAGCGGTTGATTGAACTCGGCATCATGAAAGCCCAAGCCGAGTTGGAGGAACTCAAGGTATTTGCTCTGGCCTCCCAGAATGAGGATAACAACGTCACAGACCGCTGGAAGGCGGACATGGCTAGTGACTCTTGGCTGTCCAAGAATATTCGCCCTATGAGCCTTGTAGCCATCTTCGTGGGGTACTTCATCTTTGCGATGATGTCTGCCTTTGGCCTGAACGCCAACGAGTCCTATGTTCAACTGCTTGGGCAATGGGGAATGCTGATTATGGGCGCTTACTTTGGCGGACGGACAATTGAGAAGTTAGCCGACATGAGGAGCCGCAAATGAGCCTCAGTCAAGAGCAGGCCGCATTCCTGTTGGACGCCTGCAAACTCATCCAGCACGCCACTGAGCAAGGTTTTATGGTCACTGGAGGGGAGTTGGCCCGAACACCAGAGCAGCAAGCCATTTATTTCAAAACGGGTCGGTCAAAGACCATGAACTCCATCCACCTCAAGAGGTGCGCCATCGACTTGAACTTCTTCAAAGATGGGCGGATAATCTGGGACAAGGGCATCATTGCTCCTCTGGGCGCATATTGGGAGTCTTTGCACCCCAAAAATCGGTGGGGAGGGTCATTTAAATCGCTGGTGGACTGTCCGCATTTTGAACGAAACGTGGGGTAAGGTGCTGCCTGGCCTGGTCAAACGCCGGAACGATGAACGGGCGCTGTTTCTCTCATAACCGCCCGGTACGCCTCAATCGCGTCCTTGAGGTCTAAGCGCAATTGCTCAAGCTGATCCTGCTGCTGCTGGAGCCGAAGGTGAGCCTCAAGCGCAAACTTGTCAAGTGTGGCTCTGTCCCAGGTTGCAAAGGTAGGTGTCATGGGTGTGGGCAGTCTTCTGGCACAAACGCCAAGCAGTGGACGGCAGCGTACTTGCCTGTGGTCTTGACCCACCTATCAATATAGGTGTCAGGCATGAGTGCTAGGGAGCGGCTAACGCCTGTTGGCGTTACCTTCAGCGCAAGTGCAAGTTCCAGAGCAGTCATACCGTCTGGCGCTTGGGCTAACACATCTCTAATCTTTTCTGAAATTACCACGGTGCGTCCTCATGGTTTTGCGGGTTAAACGGTATTGGCTGCGCTGATGGCAGTTCAGTGGGGAAAGGCCAGTGTGAGTTGTGAAGCACGGCATCTAAGTGTTTTAGGTTGATGTTCTCACCAAGCTCTTTTTTGTGTTCGTAGTTCAGTTGCCCAAACTGAATCAGCCGGTTGATTGCTTCTGCCGTTGACAGGCCGTGTTGTGGTTTCATGTGTTGCGCTCCTTTAGTTTGGCTTGCACGGTTAGTGCAAATTCTTCGTCCCCTGTGTATGCCAGATGGCAAAGGTAATCCAAGTCCTCCTCCGTCAGCCCTACCCACGGGCGCTGTGCTGCTTGCCACTTGGCAACAAAAGCAATCGCGTCCAGCCCGAACACGGCAAGGATGTTTTTAATCAACGGCCACTCAGGGGGTGGTGGATCGGCTTGCTGTTGCTGGGGTGGGTAGTTGTTGCTGCTGCAAGCCACGCACTCATACAGCACTGCTGCTTTGCAGTTTGGGCATACCGGTTCGGCTTGCTGCTCTGGCCGTGTCAAGACTTCAAACTCAGCCATCACTTTGTGCGTAGCGCGAACTGCCGCATCTTCAAGGCTTATCCGCATGTCGCGTTTGATCGATGCCAACTGTTTTTGGCTCAAGGCATCGTAGTCTTCGTCTTCAGTCATGTCGTTCCCCTTGCCATGTCCTGCCAATCCTGCACCCGTGCGTCATCAAGCGACAAGCCCCGCATCTTTGCAAAATCTCTGATTGCGTCCACTGCTGGTGATGCTTCGTCAGCAGAGGACAAAACGAGGCGCTCGTCACGGGTGGTCAGCCACGCCATGAAGTCAAACAGTGCGCCAGCTATGACGGCGTGAGGAACAGGCTGTGTCTTGTAAAGCGCATCATATTTTGCGTACAGCTTTGCAACATCGCGCAAGGCCAAGGTGTCGTAGTCTGGGTGGATGCCGTCACCCTCTTTCCAGTAGCCAATGGCGGCAGTACAAATGCCAGCCATCTGCATCCGATACTGCTCGATGTCTTGCAGTAAAGGCTTGTCAGCACGGACAAGCACGGCAAACTTTTCTACGCTCTCAAGTATTTTTAACTTGCCCCGCCCATCATCAGAGCTATCCCATTGCTGAGATTTTTCCCAAATCTCTTTGTCTTGTGCATTCATGTGCTGCTCCTTTCTTTTGATACTGGGTCGCACCAGCGACCACACTTGCCGCACTGCCAATTTATTCGGTCAAGCGGGTCGCGTTTAATTGTTCCCCCGCCATGCATCCACGAACACCAAAATCTTTTTATTGCGTTCATCTGTCTTCTCCATCAAAGTTTTCAATGTGTGTCTGCAAGTCAACGATGCGGGCCGTTTGGCGCTCTAGCATTGCTTCCAAATCCTCAATACGCTTTGCCATGCGTTGCATTTCTTCAACTAGCACGGCTTCGCGCTCGATGCGCTTGAATTCGTCTTCCTCGGAGTTCATGCTTCCCTCGCTTTCAGCATGTCGTCGGCCATTTGGTATGCAGCCTGAGCAATCTCCGGCATCGGCATTGCTGCGTCCATCAGCCCCTGCATTGCCTTTGCCGCAAAGTAATCGCGCAGGGTCATGCCCTGATCGGTGATGGGCGTTAGCCGACCCGCTGGAGCGGGAAACGCTGGGCCTCCTGTGTTGTTGCTCATAGCATCCCCCACAAGAATCCCGCCAGCCCAGCAACGCCAACCAAGGCAAACAGCACCAGCAAACAAGTAGCAATTGCGTACATCAAATTTGCCATTTCGTAGTCGTCATCGTCATCCATAGTGGCCCCCATACGCAAGGGTATGCCTGGGCCACAGGAACGCGCTGCTCTCAACAGCGCCAGCGTCCTTCAGTTCCTGCACCGTCCACAGCTTCATCGGCGTTAGCCGTGTAAACCCCGGCGTTACATAGCACGGCAGGCTGTAGTGCGGCAACAGCTTGATGCCGTTCAAGATGTAAACCGTATGCTCTGTCAATTCAAGTCTGTCGCTCATAATGTTA